AAAAGTACGAGTTGTAATATAGTTGATTAAATAAAATAAAAGTATAGAATTAAGTAAAGGATTATCAGAAGATAAATAAAACCATGAGTGCATACCCCCAAATAAATATTAAACATAACGTAGGTAACACAATTTATATCCCCAATCAATTGGATATTAAGAGTACTACATATATGAGTAATAATGCAGTTCTTGGAGCTACCACAGTTCCAGTTGATAACGCAACAGACTTTACTGCGGGGAATATTCTTTTACTTCTATCTCCAGTTGGTGCAGAAAACTCTGAAATAGTTGAGTCTACTTCTCACACAGATAAATCACTTGTTACTCTAGCTACTAAGATGTCTCACAATCGAGGAGACGTTGTAAGTCAAATTAAGTACGACCAAGTTTCAGTTTTTAAAAGTGCAACTATAGATGGTACTTACACCTTACTTGAAACTAAAACATTCTATACCACACAACTCAATACAACTTTCTACGACATCACGGGTGATGCTGGAGATTACTATAAAGTACAGTGGCTAAATTCATTGACATCTAATGTATCAGACTTCTCAGCTCCTATTAGTGTTACAGCATACCCAATTAACTCAGTAGCAAAACTAATCTACCCAGTGCTACAGTCTATGGGAGTATCTGCAAATGATACAAAAATTACAATACCATTCTGTCTTTCAGCTATTGATGATGCTCGGAAATTCACAGAAGGAAAACTTTTCGGGATTCGTCACGCTTGGCAACAACACTTCGAACATCCAATAAAGATGCTTGCAGGGTCAAACTATGTGGACTTACCGGCGGATATCGACTTCTCTGATACAGATAGGTCACTACTTTCTGCTCGGTTCCTACTTGGAAATATAGCTGCACCGTACAATATGAGATACATCGACAAGCGTTCTTGGAATCAAATCTCACACAACGTTCAAGGTGGAGACACTCAATCATTGGTAGCAATTAGTGGTAATACAATTACACTAGATAGTGTAGGAGATTTTCCAAACACAGCATCGGGAGTTGCTTATGTTGCAACGACAGAATTTAATCAGACAATTATGCAGATTGCATACACTGGTGTTAATTTGACTACAAATCAACTTACGGGTGTGACGGGAGTTACACGAGCAATACCTGCGGGGACAAGGATTTGGTCCCGACCAACAATCTCACAACCTATTTACTACACTGTGTACGATAACAAAATATTCTTTGATAGAATTGTACCCGATTCAATGCAAGGCAATAACGTCTACATTGATTACTACAAAAAGATTGAGGAGGTACAAGACCTCTACCAGATTCTTCCTGAGCATTATAGGGAAATATACAAATGGTATCTTCGGTACGCAATCAAATACAGAAAAGATATCGACCTACCAAGTAACGACCCTGACCTTTTGAAGTTCGAGTCATTGGTTCAGGCTTTAGTTATGAACTTATACACAGGACAATCAACCACTATAATCACAAGCTAATTTATGCCAGAAGTTATGAAGGACATAAAAATACCATATCCAACAGAAGGAATTGTTCGTACTGCACAACTTGACGATACGGTTGCACCAGACGACTCGGTACAGTTGGCTGTAAATATGAACTTCGATAGAGTCGGGGCTGTTCAAACTCGCCCTGGAGTAACAGAGTATGCTGATACTCTATCGGAAGAAATCACAAACTTTGGAAAGCTTTCCAACTCTTATATACCAGGTGGGTATGAAACTATAGAGCAACTAGGTGCAATAGAGAGCTTTTCTACGCCAGTACGTGATACTAAAGTTGTAAAAATAAATGACACGAAAGTGACTGTATTCTGGACTGGTACAGATGAAGACGGGTTTTGTCAAAACTTTGAGGTAGACACTGCTTCTGGAGTAATGACTCCTCTGGGAACTCCACTTGAATTTGATACTGCCTCTGCTTCTGGAATACAAGCTGTAAACCTTTCAGGTATTCACGTACTTGCTGCTTGGACCGGAACGGGTAACGATGGTTTTGTTCAAGCTTTTGATGTAAGTGGTGATACGATTATAGCAGAGTCAACAGCGTTTGAATTTAATGCTACGAGGGGTACAAATATTACTCTATCGAAGATAACTAGCTCAAAAGTAATATGTTTCTATTCTGGACCAGGTGATAACGGTATTGCACACGTTTTTTCTTTCAGTGGAGGAGCAGTTTCCATAGTTGGAACGCCATTTACTTTTGATGCTTCTGGGTTTAACTATGAAAATAGCTGTGCTTCACTCGGAGACGGGCAACGTTTTTTAAACTCATATAATGGATCTAACGGTTCTGTTCGAATGTTTGAAGTCAATCTTACTACGTGGAACGTTACAGCTTTGGGTACAGCTATTACTTTTGATGTATTTGGTGCTTTTGCAACATGGATGCCTATTGGTGATGGTCAGCATTTTGTAGCTGTATATCAGGGGGGTACACCCACGTTTGGTAATTGGGCTAAAACTTACAGTGTCAACTTATCCACGTACAATATCACTCAAGTAGGTACTGGAGTTCGGTTTAGAGCAGGTGGAGGTAATGATTTGGCAGCCACTGCTATGGGAGATGGTGAACATTTCGTTGCTTTTTATTCTGTAAACATTGGAGATGGGTATGTTCAGATGTTAAGAATGAATCCTTCGACTTACGATATTACAATGGTAGGGGATACACTTGAAGGGTATAGCTTTGCTAACAGGGGCTACACAAGTGCTGTAACAATGACTCCTTTTAAAGTAGCAGTTTTTTGGGGAAGGACCAGTGCCACTGAAATAGGTGACAGTGCAATGTTTGTTACTCTAGGAGCTTTGACTGGTGGAAGATGGCTCTACGGAAGTCATGGAACCGATGTTAGTAATTGGGATGGGTCAGCGTGGACTGTAAGACGAAGTTCGCTCGCTGAAGTTTCAAAACCTCGCTTCTCTCAGTACCTTTCGTATATTTGGATGGTAAATGGAAATAAACAAATAGGTGGAGACCCTGTTGCAACATCAAGAGGTGGTGCTTTCGGTACTGAAATGGTACCAGAAGATTTCCCGAAAGGAGACTTTATTCACGCAGGATTTGAAGGGCGTGTATGGGTATTTAATAAAACACTCGGAAGAATTGACTACACTGATATTGTTCAATTTGCTCCACCAAACGCCTATTCACTTACTTACGATAAGGATGAAAACTTTATTACAACTATCGCACCACAGACTGGCCAGACTTTCACTGCGGTACAAAAAGTGCCTCGTGCACTTCTTGTATTCACGCAAGACAGTATCTACCGAATATACGGAGCAACTTCCCTTGATGCGTACCCTGCATACAGTGTTGGAACATACTCACAAGAATCAATAGTTGAAACAAAGACGGGAATATTTTTCCATCACTCATCGGGATTCTATCAGTTTGATTACGGGTCACAGCCACTTGAGATTTCAAGAAAAGTAATTGACTTTGTGAAAGCAATTCCACGTTCAGCTTACGATAATATCGTTGGAGTGTACGATGGATTTAATAACGTAGAATGGTCAATTGGTTCTGTAACAGTAGAAGATGTAACATTCACAAACTGTGTTATGAGATACACAATATCTACTCAAGTCTGGACCGTTTACGATTACGTTGGAAATAATATCACCGCTATGATTTCATACGATGATGGAACTACACTCAACCACTTAATGGGTACAAGCACGGGACTCGTAGGTGCACTTGATACTGGTACTACAGACTTCGGAGCGAGTATCTACTTTGAGATGATAGACCGATGGCGTTCATTTACTCCTATGTATTACAAGATAAAAGCACTGAGTGGAATCAATGTATATTCTGAGAACGCAGCAGGGACTAATATCACATATCAAATTCAGAAGTCAGGACCTAATGTGTGGAAACCTCTTGGAACGATTGACGAACGAAACAACTCATACTTACCGAATGAAGATTCAGATGACTTCGATGTTCTACGATTGCGACTCGCAGGAAATACAAATGGTACTCCTATCGTTATACATGGAATTGAAATACCGGAGATAGTAATTAAAGGAACTAACGAAAACTAATGGATTTATCACAATTAAAACTAAATAGATATTTACAAAAAGAACCTAGTCAGGCAGACCAAACAAAGGATGCTATTTACAATTCTGTAAATCCTCTTCAAAAAAAGGGGGATAAAGATGGTGAGAAAAGAGGTGGAACAGAAAACAACAAAGAAGATAACGGTGCAGAGAACATACTAACTGGTACGGTTATCACCGCTTGTCTTATTCAGACATCCGGTCTCCCCTCTCGAATCGAACTTGAAGGTAACGACCTTACTTTTTACGATGATACAATTCTCAAGGGTAAGAAGGTTATTGGAGATACTGCTCGGTTAGTTTTTACTCACGACCAAAACTCTGGCGAGGGATTCATTATGGAAAAAAGAGCTTCAACTCTTGATACTTACGATAATGTTCTTTCATGGTATGCAAGTCCGGCAAAAGACGGTAGAAATAACTACCTATATATAGGAAGAGAAGGTAGGTTTGCAAATACACATTTAAGCAATTTATCCTACTTAGAGTTTACAGTTAATAATTCTAGTTCTTACGCTAGTCAACCAAACGCTAATGGATTAATTTCATTTGCAATATCAAGCGATGGAGTATTACAACCTGGTGGTATGAACATAGGTCATGTGGATGCGGCTGTCCCTGGAGATACTGGGGTCTACGTAACAATTAATGGTACAGGAGATGGTACAGCCAGAGACCAGGGAGGTGTAGCAATTTCGTATATAGGGACTAGTACATACACACTATATGTAGGAAAGAATGGTATTCAAATGTTTGGTCTACCCACTTCTTCAGCGGGTCTAGTCTCCGGTACTGTTTGGAGAAACGGTACTGTGCTCAACATCGTTACATAGAACTAATTTGCTAAAGATTGATTTTACTAATATAATTAAAACAACATGAATCCCCCAAACACTAATTTACAACCAGGTCAATCAGGAAATGATGTAGCTCAACTGCAACAATTTTTGTTAGCACAAGGTCTTCTTACACAAGCGGATATTGCAACAGGTCCGGGTATATACGGTCCCAAAACAACGAATGCGGTGAAGAGATGGCAACAAGCAAATGGTGTTGACAACACATCAGGTCCGGGGTTTTGGGGTCCTCGGTCAATTGCTGTTGCATCTGGTCAAGGTGGTGCACAAGAAACAGAACAAGACATTGATGCACAGTACATGGAAGCAGCATTAAGAAACCCAAAGGTCGCCTCTCTTATAAATGGTGGAGACACAGCAGAATCCATCTTCGCAGCTCTTCAGAGCGGAAATTTATCTGGTATCACCAACTCTCAAGGTATGCCTTTCAGTGTTGAAGAACAACAAAAAGCTATGGAGCGAGGTCGTGATGATACTAAGTTGTATTACGAAGCTCTCCAAAATAAAGAGACCGCATCTGTTGAAGCTAATCTAGCTCAAAAGCAAGCGAACTATCAAGACTATTTACTTAATTCTGGCCAACAATTTGAAGACGATAAATTAAAAGCAGATAAATCAGCGGCAGATAGTGGTGTACTATTTTCTGGTAGTAGATTCCAAAAAGAAAGAAAGATGCAGAACGCTTACAATCAAGACCAACAATCACAATTTGGTGCAACCTCTAGAGATATCGGAAACACTGCTCAAGACTTTCAATATAAATATGGAAACAAAGCGGCAGGTGGGCTCAAAGACTTTTTTAAACTCGGAGCTAATACTTACAATGCAGGTGTTGCAAAAGGTGGTGTAGGCTCTTCTGGTATTTCAAGTATATACAACCCTGCTCAATCAAACTATCAAGGTACTCGAAACACAGAACGTAGCACAGCTGTGAATCAAAGAGCTGCGGGGTATCTTCAAAATAGAGGAAACAAATTACTAGCAAGTGGGTACAATAACAAATTATAATATGATACAAGTAAACGACAGCCTAGAAAAGTTCTATCGAAAAAGAGGTCAAGGAAACTACCTACAACGACAACAACAACTTCCAAACGGAGGGGGTTTCTTTACTGTTGCACAACCTGAACCTGGGGCACTACAATCTAATAATCAGGGAATACAATCTAATAATCAGCCTCCCGCAGGTTCTGGTTTCTTGCAGGGAGCTCCACAAGCTCCTCAAGCTCAACAGACTCCTCAAGCTCAACAGACTCCTCAAGCTCCTCAAGCTCCTCAAGCTCCACAGACTCCTCAAGTAGATTTGTATGCAAAGTACAGAGACCCTCAAACTGGAGAAATAATGTCACCAGAAGACTACGCTATTTTTCTTGGAAACAGAGTTCCAAAAGCTGGTGGTGGAGACATGGGTCAATACGCAGGAGATGCGTTAGCAAACCCTAATGAGTCTTTTGAAAACCTTATGACTCGAACACGAGAAATGAATAATACTCGAAACGATATTGCAACTGGAACTACCGACCCGTACAAGGTAGGTAACCAATCTGGTATCGCTTACTCTCCACAAGAACTCAAGGCAATTGAGAACGCTTACGCTGGAATATACGACCCTGCAATCAATGATGTATTTTCTCGACTGAAAGAACGAGAGGATGAAGAAAAAGCACGACAAGCCCAAGAATCTAAAAAGTCTGATTTTGATAATGAACTAGCTCTTATGGATAGAAAATTTGGTTACGACAGTCAGCTAAAAACCATGGGAGGTAGTGGAGGAGGTAGTGGAGGAGGAGGAGGATTATTCGGACCAAATAGTTTTAAAGAATGGACCCTTGCTGGAGGTTTGGAAGGTACAGGAAAAACATACGCTCAACATTTAAGTGGAGAAAATGTAGGAGCTTCATATTTAGCAACAACAGCTTCTCAAGGAAAAGTTGCTATAGCAAACATGCTTGCTATTGCAAACAGTAGCAAAGAAATATTTGGTAGAACAGCATCATTGCCAGTACCTGATTTTGCTCGTTCAAACGCATTTAGAAATTACAGGGCTCAACTAGAATTTCTAAAAGGTAATATTATTCCAGCAGCTGTTACTGCTATGCGTGAGGCATCTAAAACAGGGGGTGCATTAGGTCAAGTATCAGATAAAGAAGGTGCATTTTTAGCAGCTTCTCTTGGTGCATTAGAAATGAACCAATCTCCTGAACAAGTAATACTTCAATTACAACAAATAAATTCTAGTTTATCTCGATGGGAAGATTCTGTTCAAGAAAACCAGGTGGCTAGCTCCGTATTAAAAAGTCCAGATGGAACTCAAGAAGTATCAGTTGCAGATTTAACACCCGAAGAACTTCAAGAAGCACAAGGGCTTGGGTGGCAATAACAAATAAAAAATATGTCATTATCATTTCAAAATAAAGTAAGACAAGTAAATACCGGAAATACTTTAACACCACAACAAAGTGCTGGACCTTCTTTTGCTTCAAAAATAACACCTGTTGC